GATTATTTTTTTTTTTACATGTATTATCCTCCCCTCCCGCCCGCGCGGGGGGCGGTTTTCTTTTACCCATCTACCACCAAACTCCCCTCATGTAAATCTATATAGATCTGATTTAGATCTAAATAGACCTAAAACACCGCACTTTTTCAAAGTGCAGCCCTGTTTCGCCCTCTTTTTGCTCAAAAAACAAGCAAACAAACAAAATTCTTTTCTTTAAAAATCAATTAAATACTACCAAAAGTAGATTATTTTGCTACTATCAATGCAATTTTTAGTTACAATTAAATCTACCTTAAGTAGAATAATCCACATCAAAACGAGATACACAAAAACAACCAAGGAGCCTAAATGATAATAACTCTTCAAGATCTGAAAAAACAAATTAACTCAACCTCACCGATTGAGTGCGATTTAAAAGTCGGCGACCGAGTTATTTATAAAAACGACTTTGGGGTCAAATTCGGGCCATTCGAGGTTATAGGGTTTGAAAAGAAAGAAGATATTTCAGTCGGGCGGTTTGTTTACTTAAATAAAGATAGTTACTGGTTCCCAGTAAAAGCGGAACAACTAACAAAACAATAAGAATCTTTACTAAGCCCTTTTGGTGAGGGCTTGAATAAAGGTTTTACAACCAAGCCGAAAGGCTATGCTCTTTAACAATTTATCTTACAGAATCACAGTGCGTAACGGTATTAAGCGGTCGTTAGATTAAAAGCCCTAACCTACTTAATAACACTGTGGTTTAAAGTCTGCCCATGCAAAGCCAGTGAAAAACGGTGCAGTTGCCGAAAGTGGAGCTCAAGCAGGCGAATATCCTAATGTGGATATTTCAAAACACATTCTCCAAAGACTAAGCCTAATGCGCAGGGCGAGGAAATGTTCTTGAGTGTGTTTTGAAATGGTAACAATAAAACAAACGAGGTTAAAAATGGAAGAAAAAAAAGAAAACAGCCTATCTGAAAGAGATAAAGAGAGAATCAAACAGGCTGTATTAGAAAGTGCGGCAAAGAACACGAATCTTAAGCCAAATGAAGTAGCTACTCAGTTATGTGAGGCATTTACTTCAATTCAGGCTTATACATATTCAAAATCCGAATAGTATCAGTGTTTTCATCAAGCGATTCAAGTTCAGTTGAAAGTGTTCTAATAAAATCACCAAGTTCTTTTGCGTGAAATGTGGTAACGATATTCATTTGATTACCCTGGGTTTGTGTTGCGGTCGTTAGTATATCGCGGGCAAACATCAACGCTAATGTATCTGCTTTTGGTTTATTCATAATTTCCTCCTGTTTAGATGTAGTCGCAAGATGTAATTTTACTCCTCGTTGTAGTCGCATACAAGAGGGCTTGAGCCTTACAAGCATAAAGAAAGGCACCCTATTCTAGACAAAATCAGCATAGACTGATTGCACTACTCCACTTACCGCTCGAAAGGGCGGTATTTTTTTACGCCAAAATCGAGGTTCAAAAATGAAAAAACATCAGATTAAAAACAACTTTACCTACTTTATGAAAGGCACTGGAAAAGCATTAAAAATTATGACTTATCTCTTTGGCGCAATCATCGTGTCAGCAGTTATCAGTATTGGTGCAAAAGCTAATCAAACAGACTGGCACGACAACACGCTAAGCGAACAAATCCAACAAGAGGCGCGAGCAAAAGCCAAAGCACAATGGCGTGAAGAAAACGGCATCTATCAAGCGAATTTAACGCCACAAGTCAATGCTGATATGTATCGTTATGTCGAGTAAAAACAAGCAGAAATTAACCGCACTTGGAGTAAATAATGAAAGTGGAAAGCTACAAAACACAAATCATCCGCACCAAAAGCGGAAGCTATTTTGGCGAATTATGGGTGAACAATAAGCTGTACCAAAAAACCGCCTATTTTGCCAATGAAGCCATTGCAACCTTACGCCTAAATAAACGAATCGAAAATTTTAATGCAATGGAAAACACCAAAATTCCGCCTTATCAAAAAGATGCGGAAACCAATCAATTTCCTGCCGCACCGAAAGAAAGTGCGGTAGAAAAAGAAGTGGTTATAGCAAAGCCACAAGGACTGACACTCACCCAGCCTAAAATCAACGTTAAAACCAAGAACAAACCAACTAAACCCCGTCGCAAACCGTTCACCCCTTACGGATTAAACGGCTATTTTGTGGATAAACAAGGCAATATCCGCTTGCATTTAGACCGAAAAGCACACGCACATACTATCGTGCTAAACCCTGAAATGTTCTCGATGCTTGCCAATATGGTACAAGCCACGCAGGAGCAAAACAATGAAACCTTCCGATGATTACTACTATCAACTCGATGCAGCTCGCCAACGAGAAGTGGATTGGCAAGCAGGCTATGAAATCGCCTTAGATGAAGTCGCCACGGAAATCGACAATGATTTAAAACAAGGCGACCAAACGCATTATCACGAACTCACGGAAATACTGTGTGATAACGATAATTTCTGGCTTGCCATTGGTAGCGGTGCAAGTTATGAGCCTTATAGACAAGAAGCGATTAAGAAAATTGCCGAACGTGAATTGCACGACAGAATGAATGATTATGACCCAGATATTTAAATCTAGTTAGGAAAAGAAAAATGTTTGATTTAATTCTCTCCACCGAAAGCCGTGTGCTTTCAACCAATATCATCGACTTTGAAAAGCAAGCCGATCAATTTTTATCAACTCTCACCGTTAAATTTGAAACCGATGAAGATTTTGCAGCAGCAAAAGAAGAAGTCAAAACTTTAAAAGAAGTTGAAGATAAAATCCGTGCAGCGATTAAGTCGGCACAAAGCGGTGAGATTGCGGCATTAATAACCTCCGCGGAAAACATTGCGGAGCGGTTTAGACAAGAGCGCTTGGCACGCGACAAGCTAGTTAAGTCAAAAGAATCTGAAATTAAAGAAAACATCGTAAACACGGCTTTTGAAAACATCAGCAAGGTGCGGTATGGCTACGAAAGCGATATTTCACTGGCACTTGAGCGTACAATGCCGAAACAAGACTTACTCAAACGTTTACACAACGCCACCGCTCGCCGTAGCACGCTCGCCACCTTGCAAAAAGCAGTACAAGCCGAAGAAAACCTTATTCTTGCTGAACTTGCTCAAGAATCCGCACGATTAATCGCAAGAAAAAAATTCTTACCCGTATCGCACGAACACCTTTTCAAAGATTGGTTAGAGCTAATCATAAGCAACTGCGATTTAAAACCAATCGTAGAAGAACGTATTGAAATGGAAGAACAGCGCGAACAAGCTCGAATTGCACAAGCGCAAGCAGAAGCTGAAAAAGCTAGAATTGCTCAAGCGCAAGCAGAAGTTGAAAAAGCTCGAATTGCTCAAGCGCAAGCAGAAGTTGAAAAAGCAAAAACAGAAGAAGTCGAGACTGAAAGTGCGGTAGAGAAAACGCAAGAAAATTTGACCGCACCTTCTGATGAGCTGCTGCAAGATTTCATCATTTCCATTCGATTAAATCAAATTATCAAATCACAAGCTATTGCAATAGCTCGTGGACTAAAAGAGCGATTCGGTGATGCAGTTAAGCTCAATAAAGCAAAAGAGGAGAAATAAAATGGCAACCGCACTTCAAACGCTAACAAATAAACTAGCAGATCGTTTTGATATGGGGGACGGCACTGGCTTAACCGATGTACTAACGAACACGGCTTTCCGTGGTCAGAAAGTTTCTCAAGACCAAATGACCGCACTTTTGGTTGTAGCGAATCAATATGGTTTAAATCCCTGGACGAATGAAGTTTACGCTTTCCCCAATAATGGCGGTATTGTACCGATTGTGGGTGTGGACGGCTGGGCGCGAATTATGAATGAGCATCCGCAATACGACGGTATGGATTTTTCTTTTAGCGAAAAAGGCGATAGCTGCACTTGCACAATCTACCGCAAAGACCGCTCTCGTCCAATTATCGTGACTGAATATATGGCGGAATGTAGCCGAAACACTCAGCCGTGGAAATCTCACCCTAAACGAATGTTACGCCACAAGGCTATGATCCAGTGCGCACGTTTGGCTTTCGGCTTTACTGGTATTTACGATCAAGATGAAGCGGAACGAATTGTAGAAACAAAAGATCCAATTAACGTTACACCGCAACCGACTGTAATTGAAACTCAAGCAGTAGAACTCATCACGCCAGAACAAATCGAGCAAATCACGCAGTTAGCTGAAGTCACTCAATCAAATATGACTCAACTATTGGCAGCAGCTGGCCGTGCATCAAGTCTTGAAAAGGTAACAAAAGCAAATGCTAAACATGTGATTGAAAAACTCCTAACTAAACTTGATAAACAGCAAGCTCAAGATGAACAACTTGGTGAGGATGTACCGATATGTTAGATGGACTCATCACACTCGATTGTGAACAAGGGACAGAGGAATGGCTTGCCGCACGATGCGGCATTCCTACCGCTACTGGCATTTCAAATATAGTCACGCCAACGGGTAAAAAATCGGGGAGTTATCTCCCCTATCTTGCCGAACTCATTGCTGAAAGCATTGAAGGTTTAAAAGAAAACTATAAATCAGAAGATATGGCGCGCGGTAACGAATTAGAACCGTTTGCTCGCGCTGCCTACGAATTTGAAACAGGCAACACGGTTATTCAGGTTGGCGGTGTGTATCTTAATGCGGACAAAGATTTAATGATTAGCCCTGACGGATTAATTCCTAATCTGCGTAAAGGGTTGGAAATCAAATGCCCTCAGATGAAAACGCACATTAAATACCTACTCCAGGGCGGTGTACCACAGGAATATCTCATTCAAGTGCAATCTGCTCTTTGGGTAACAGGCTATGAGACATGGGATTTTGTAAGTTATTGCCCCGAATATTACAAACAACCATTTTATTTATTCACGGCACAACGCGATCCAATTTTAATGAAAGCGTTTGACAAGCTCATCCCTGAATTTATCAAAACACTTAAAGCTTATAAATCAACGGAGTAAATATGGATGAAAAACTAGAAGGATTAAAAGAAGCTTATCTTTTTTATAAAAAAGCATTAAAAGACAAAGATGCAATGGCCTGTGGCTGTTTAAGAGATGCCGAAGAATGGTTATTTCGTGAACTTGATAAGATTTTTAAAGATTAGGGGTAAATATGGCAGGAATTAATAAAGTAATTATTGTGGGGCATCTAGGAAATGACCCTGAAATGAGAACAATGCCAAATGGCGAACAAGTAGCAAATATCAGCGTAGCAACCAGCGAAAGTTGGACCGATAAAAACAGCGGAGAGAAAAAAACTCAAACCGAATGGCATCGCATTGTGTTTTATCGCCGCCAAGCTGAAATCTGCGGACAGTATTTACAGAAAGGCTCTCAAGTGTATATAGAAGGTCGTTTAAAAACACGCAAATGGCAAGATAATAACGGCCAAGATAGATATACAACAGAAATACAAGGCGATGTTTTGCAAATGCTAGGAGGTCGCCAAAATGAGCAAAGCCAGCAAAATAAACCGCAAGCCCAAGCAAAACCAAATAAACTCGACCCATTAAGCGCCGCAGCTGAACAAGCTGGGTTTAATGATGATATTCCGTTTTGAGTTACACCACAAGCCACTAACCAATAGTGGATTTTTTATTGCTCTCAACCCAGCTCTCTTAGACGAGCTTTTTTATTATCAGGAAAAACCATGAACCTACTAAAATCCCTCGCTAGAATAATCCTCTGAAAGGAAATAGAAAATAATAAATACCACTTTGAAAAATTAGGTAATGAAAATCTTGCCAAATCAAGACGCATTAAAGAGCTTGAAAGCGATAACCAACGCCTAAGAATTAAAGTGGAACAAATCCGACAGGACAATTTAAAACTCCGAGAAAATCGACCGCACTTTAACAACCATAAGAAAAAAGGAGGGAGAAAATGAATGAAATTAACATCAAACTCCCCTTACATAAATTCCAAACATTAATGCACCGTTATGTTAGAGACAGCTTACACGATAACGGAACGCCTGTTTTAATCTGCATCCATGATGTTAAAGAGTATTGGGCGGTATTGGATAGCCACACAAGAGAAAAAATTAAGGGCGAAGTGAAATTTTTTATCAAGGAGTATCACCACCTACGCAATGATGAATTCTTTGCGGCAAGTTTATCGGTGTGGAGTGAATTAGCCGACTGGATAAATGAAAACCGCAGCAGTTCATCAACAACTGGCACAACAGCAAAACCACTTGTGCCTGTTTTGCCTGTGATTAATCCAAAACAGATGGGATGATAACATTTTTCACATACAGTATTCCCTTAAAAACACTTTTTGTGGCACAATGTTAAGAAGAATTGAATATATTGTTCTTTGACAACCTGTATTTGTACATCAAATGCAGGTTTTTATACCTTAAACTGTTTATTTAAGGAGGAAGTATGGCTTATTCAGCAAGAGCAGTTGCAAATTCACTAATTGAACTTGCAAGACAAAAAAACATTCTTGATGTATCGCCAATGAAATTACAAAAGTTAATTTTTTATGCTCAATCTTGGTATTTGCGCTTATATAATACTGAGTTGTTTAACGATCCAATAGAACGTTGGCAATATGGTCCAGTTGTGCGTTCGGTTTATGATGAATTTAAGTCCTATGGGGCTTTGCCCATTGCATCTCTAGCAAGTGATGCTCAAGGCTTTATTCCAACAATAAAACCTAACGAACCAACAACAAAAGATTTTCTAAATAAAATTTTAGATGTTTATGGCCAGAAGACTGCAGAGCAGCTTTCTAATATGACACATCAGCCTGGTACTTCTTGGTCTTTAGGGGCACCTAACACCATCATCACATTGGATGAGCTAAAGCAAGGGGTTTTATAATGAAAGATAGCAGCAATATTCTTGATGAAATAAAATCCAAACTTCCGACTCAACCTACTCAAAACAATGAGTCATATGAAGAAAATAGGAATGATGATTACGAGCGCTCGCCAAAAGAACAACGATTGCTAGAAGAAATTGCAAATCTACAATCAGATCGGGAAATGCGCAGAGAATACGCAAACAAAGCGTATTCTTTCGCAAAATATACTATATCAGGTTGGGGTATACTGATTTTTGTCTATGTCCTTGCGATAAACCCAAAGCCTATTTCTGAAACAGCATTAGGCATTATCACTACTGGGTGTACCGTAAATATTCTTGTTGCTTTTCATGCTGTCATAAAAGGTTTATTTACTTCTAAAAACTAACTTAATTTTTCAACTTGACACCCCTATAAAACTAAACTACTATTCGCCTCAAGGTCTCAAAACCTAAAACTCAAGGCGGATAGTTCACTAATCGCCACAAGGCGATTTTTTTATATCCGTAATCCTGACTATGTCGGGAGGGCGACTAATACAATACCGCAAGGAAATACGTCCAGCCCTACCTTGAGTGGGTTTTTGAGCCTCCCGACGCCATTCTCAAAAATGGCTTGTTTTAAACAAATACTCAAGGATTACAATATGTCAAATCTTACTATCTTCAAATTTGAAAACACTCCTGTTCAAACCATTGTAGAAAACAATGAGATCTTTTTTAGAGCAGCTCAGCTTGCAGAGTTATTGCAATATAAAAATCCACATAAAGCGATTAAAGATCACGTAGATCCTGACGACCTAACGAAACGTGAGATCGTGAATACTATCAATAAACGTGCTCAAGTTATCTTCGTGAATGAAAGCGGAATGTATTCATTAGTCTTGAGTTCAAAATTAGAGCAAGCTAAAAAAGTAAAACGCTGGGTCACTTCTGAAGTGTTACCGGCAATTAGAAAAACAGGAAAATATCAACTTCAACCGAAACAACTTGCATTGCCTGAACCGCAAAAATTCACGTTTGAATTTACCGAATATGAACTCCAACAGCTTATTTGGTTATGGTTCGCTTTCAAACGTGGCGTCGGCACTTTCCAACACATTGAAAGAGCTTTTAACGTGTTAGGCTCGAATATGAGCGGGCAAATCTACGGACAGGCTTACGAATATTTAAGCGTATTACGCTCAACAAACAAAATCTTAAACCGCATTACACAAGAGTTTGAGATTGACCCAATGACAAATTGGCGAGCATTAGAACACTTGCGCCAGTTTGACCAGAAAGCTGTCAAAATCGACTTCTAAAACAAAGAAAAATCCAACCGCACTTTTTTAAGCCTGCGGCGGATTCTCACACCTAAAATCCGACAAAAGGAACAGAAAATGAACAAATTAATCATGACGCTCGTGTGTGCATTTGTGGTGTATATGGCGCACGCCCTAAATCTTAATCAAGACTGTGACGGCAAAATCTGCCACACCGAACAGACACAACAATATTAACAAACCACCGCTCTTATGGGCGGTTTTTTATTGGAGTAAATATGGAAAGAGAATTTTTTGATGAATACTGCAGTCCAGAATTATTAGCGTTAATAACTGGATATGTTTGTCCTAAATATCAGATG